GAGGTGACCACCCATCTGTCCGACAGACTGGATGTTGCCACACATCTCTTTGATGGCACCGATGGCCTCATTAGCGGCCTTGATACCTTGTATAGCAAGACCAATCTCAAAGATCATGACCGTGCTTCTATGAGTCTGTCGATCTTAGCGTCGAGGGCATCTAAACGATCCATGAGTCGTTCCATGTCTTCCCTGACTTCGTCTTTTCGTGCGTACTTCTCTGCGATACTTAACTGGCACTGTACGATTTCCTCACGGGTTTTGTTGAGGAGGATAGATAGACGGTTTAGCTCCGTGTGCATCTGTACACCGAACCAGCCCACCAGTGCGAGTAGTGCAGAAAGTACAATGTTCCAGAGCATCATGTCCACGCAACAACTTCCTCTGTTATCGGTGTTTTATCAAACTCAATCATGTTAGCGAGATTTGTCTTTAGCGCAGTGATCTCATCTGCTCCCTCTGCCGATTCAATCCACGACTCAAGATTTGCAGTTGTTACATCTGCGTAGGGTATAAAGTCTGCACTGTCAGCATCTGGAGTTAAGGATGTAGTACGTTTTTCTTGTGCAGTACGTTCTCCCTCCCATGCAATCATACGCCAGTCAATAGCGGTGATTGCTTGGTCACTGACTCGACGGACAACCTCAAAGATTTCATAAGTGTATGTCTTTTCCATATTAGCCTATCTCAACCTCTCCGACACTTAACCATCCACTTCCAGACAACCCTACAGTAAACGATTGATTTGACGTTCCTGTGTTTACTACCATAGCCGCATGACCGTTATTTAAAACTGTTGCAGGGTTTCCGCTAAAGCCGTTGCCGTTTAACTTAAGATTTCCGTTGTTTCTAGCGGAAATATAAGTGTCTCTATTTGCGGCTACGGTAGCCATAGCACCGCCCGGTAATGTATAAGTCTGATATCTTGTATTGTTTTGTCCGTGATTACTGTATGGGTCTGTTCCTGCTTGAGTTAACTGTACAATGTCTCCGTCAGGATTAGAAAAGTCTCCAGTAGGAACACCAGTTAAACCTGATCCGCTACCACTGAACGATGTAGCCGTTACAGTGCCTGTGACTGTTACACCTGATGAGGATGTGGCGAGTTTAGATGAGTTGTTGTGGTAAAGAGTTGCCGCACCATCTTGTGAAAAATCAGCAAAAGTTTCATCAGATGCGGCTTTTATTTGTATATTAGTACCCCTGATAACTAAATCACCAGTCCCTACATCATCAATAAGACTGCGAGTGCCATTGTGATAAATCTGTAAGTCAGACCCCGCACCGAAGACAGCCTTGTCGCTGTCACCAAAGTTTAGGTCTGCGGATGTTGTGCCGCCGTCAAATGTGATTGTACCTGTTACGTCTACGCCCGTGGAGGTTGTGGCGAGTTTTTCTGTGCCGTCATAAAACAGTTTGGCCGTTCCATCAGCGGCGGCACTTATATAAGTCTCGCCAGTGTATTTACCCAACACCAAGTTGTTGGCTCTGATGTTTAGATTGCCGGTTCCTGCATCATCAATATAACTATTTGACCCATCATGATAAATCTCTAGGTCATCACCCGCACCGAAGACAGCCTTGTCGTTGTCGCCAAACTCAATGTTGTTGCCGTTGGTGTCGAGAACGCCGCCTAACTGCGGAGTCGTATCCCCTACAACCTCAGAGACAATACCGGCCTCAGAAGCACTTTGGTTGATCCACTTGCTCGACGCACTGTCATAGGCTAACAAGTCATTGTCGGCTACAGAGGTAATGTTAGTGTCTGTTGCACCATCAAGCGTACTGGTAGCGTTATCAAGATTGCCTGACTTTACGTCACCATCCGCTTCTAGTAAGTCTGCTAAGTTTCTTGCTTTAGACATTTACTTGATCCCATTGTTGATCTGTTTCATTTTAAAAAATACTCTTAAACCCATTGTGGCCCTTCAATCCAAGCGACCATCGCATGTCTTGTCCCAGATATGACTGGACTCACCTTGTGAGCCAAGAAACTTGGAAAAGCAACGACAGAGCCCTTTTTTAAAGGCAAATTCTCTAGACCAAGTGAGAGTATACCGCCCTCAAATTCACAGGGATCAGTAAGCAGGACAGATATGCTTATCTTTCGTTCAAAAGCGCAATCTTGTGAGCCGCAGAATGAGTCTTCATGAAGGTCATAAAAACCTTTTTGTGATCCAGTATACTCGGCAAACTGACACTCGATCTGATCTGAAATATTGAATCCGAAAGCCTGTCTATTGGCAATTTTTGCAAACTCGTACATGGTATCTATGACATCAGGGTCTGTAGCAAACGTCACTGTACTTCTTCTTATTGATGTATCTTGGAAGGCATTATCTTGACGATCTCCACCAATCCTTGCGATGACCCCCTCTGGCAACTTTTGGCTGTATCTATTAACCCAATCATCGCAAACATCTGAATCCAAGCCGTCATTCTCCCAAATCCAGTATCTGTGTTTCATTACTTTGTAACTGGCATTGAGAGACTAAGGGGATCTACACCATTTGGTATACACGCAGGATCGAGAATGTCTTCATGCTTTTTATCCCTGAGAGCGTGGATACAAAAAGCGACTGTATCGTCTTCCAAAGACACAAGCTCATGCATCTTGTCGGCTTTGATGTAAATCATGTGCGGCGCGGTAAACTCTGTCACCTGTCCTTCGACTGTGACTTTGAGCTTACCTTTCGCTAACAATGTCAAATGATCAAATGAGTGGGTGTGGCCGTATTCGATGTCGCCTGCATTATTAAAATGCATCATCCTTGAAAAAAGATTCGCTACACACCCCAACTGGACTGTGGGCATACGTTCAACATCGATGCGGCTCATTAAAGCTCCGAGACTGCCATATTACCTGATGCAGGAGTCGGCATCGTTGTAGTGCCTCCCTCTGGATACTTGGCTTTAATCTCTGCAACCTTGTCCAACCAAGCCTGCTCTGTAGTCTCACCTCGTTGCCACTTAAAGAATAAAGGATCTGACTCATTCTTATATGCAGATGCTCTCATGTCTTCATTATCTCTGACTTCAGCCTGTGGAATCGGCTCTGCTAAAGAACCTGTCGCACCAACTACGGGAGCGGACACTGTCAATTCTGATTCTTTCCAAAGTGGTACAGGAGAAAACGACTGGATAACGTCATCTAATGACTCGCCATCATATGGGAGCCTTGCGGAAATCCGCATTTCCTGCTTGCCGTCACTTCTGTAGACAACCTCCATGACTCTCGCTTGCTCGTCAACAGATGCAATTTCGTATGTAAAATTTATGCTCATGATATCGATCCTAGTCTCGTTCCAGTTGTCACCCAAGTTACATAACTGTTCCCTGTAATCGCCGCTCCGCCGCTACCGCCAGACCCACCACCATATACGCTGTATCCGCCCGGAGCATTGCCGCTAGCACCTGAAGATCCATTAGATCCCCATCCGCCGCCACTACCGCCGTTACCACCTCGATAGTTTCCATTAGGGAATGTTCCCCGAGAACCCCCACTGCCTGCCGCTGACGATGTTCCTGCACCACCCGGACTTCCTGCTGTATTCCCGAAACCGGAACGCGGTGTTCCTCCTGCTCCGCCAGAGGAGTTTGTTAATCCAGATCGGCCACCGCCGCCACCGCCGCCTGACGCGCCTTCGTTTGAGTTTGCGATTGATCCGCCACCACCGCCGCCGCCACCGCCGCCTGCGATAGTGCCTTGGTTGTCGATAGATATCGCTGATGTGACGTTCAACGCCTTTCCTGCGCTACCTCCAGTGCTTCCTGCGCTTGCAGGCCCACCGCCCGTTCCGCCATTACCTCCATCGCCAACAATGAAGCCGTTGTTGATTAAAGTTGAGCCTGATGGAACTCCGCTGATCGTCAACGCGGTGTTTCCTGTCGTTGTTCCGTAAATGTAAATACCGCTATTGATTGTTGCCTCTATCGGGCTTGATCCATCCCATCCCGCGCTCGTTGCTAAAGTTGTGAGACTAGCGTTAGTCTGGTTTGTGCTAATTGAAAATGCAAATACGTTCGCCGCCCCGTAAAAGTCAGACATCTGAACTTCACCGCTAGCGGGTGCTGACCCTTGGCTGTAGTAATCAGACATCTTGACCTCTCCAGAGTCGCCAAACTCTGTACGCATATCTCCTAAAGAAATCTGACCTGATGAGGTGACAGCCATTACTTAGCCTCCAGAGCCTCGATCCTTGCTGATAGTTCTTTTATAGCCTCGATCAAGATTGACGTTAAAGCACCGTAGTTGACTGTGAGATGATCTTCGCCATTCATGCCAGTGACTTGCTTAACAGCCTCTGGCAGAACCTGTTGTACTTCTTGAGCAATCACACCCGCACTTGCTGAACCATCACGCTTCCAATCAAACGTAACGCCACGCAATGCTTCACACTTTTCAACAGCATCAGTGACAAGCTCAATATTTTCCTTAAGACGCTCATCAGATGCAGTGGTTGTTGAGAACGCAATGACATCACCATCAGCATGGAAGTCGCCATCTGATTCAAAACGAAACTCGTTTGAACCGTTGACTGTGATGTCCATTCTTGTGTTGCCAGTGAAAGAAATAAAATCTGTAGAGTCTAAGCCGATGTTTCCAGACGCATACATATTTCCTGTTACATCTACGCCTGTGGCGGTTGTAGCGAGTTTGTTAAAATTGTTATACCTAAGTGTTACTGCACCATCAGCGTCACAAAGAACTGCGCTTTCCCAATTTGCTCCGCCGTCTGAACTAACTTGCAAGTAAACGTTATTTGTACCCTGTACACGCAAATTTCCTGCGCCTACTTCAGCAATATAACTATTACTGCCATCATGATAAATCTCTAAATCCGACCCATTGCCAAAGATGGCCTTGTCGTTGTCTGCAAACAAGATGTCATTGCCGTTGCTTGCAAGGTCACCACCTAGCTGTGGAGTCGTGTCATCTACAACATCCTGCAATGCTGAGTCGGCTGTAGCCCCTTGAGTAGACGTAGCGGCATCAGTAATACCGTATCCCGACAATGTAGTTGGCGTACCCGTTAGGGATGAGAAAGCCCCGTCAAATGCATCAGTAATACCGTAGCCAGAAAGAGTAGTTGGGGTTGATCCAATATCACTGAATACTAATGTATGTGCTTGAAAATCAGCGGAAGTGCTATCGTACTGTAAGAACTGATTGTCAGCTAACCCTGCTAAGTCTACATCATTAGCATCCCCGATAGAAAAGTTAGATAACTCAAATGTGCCATATCCGATAATTGAGATGAGGTCACCTGAAACTGCATCAGATGAAAGTACAATAGTAGAACCTGTCGTCGCTGTGAAATCAGTAGTAGGGATGAGCTTAACACCGTTGAGGTACACGTCCACAAACCCAGAATCATATGTCGCTGGGAATGTATTTAGAGACGTTCCAGCGTATGTACCAGACGCAGTACCGACAGTGTACTCAAAACGGTTGGAAGTACCATTGACAGCAGAACCAGCAGATACCCATCCGCCAGAACCATAGACTTTCATCGTGTCGGTTGTGGTGTCAAAGTAGAGGGCACCGATAATCAGCGCATCGCCATCGTTATCTACTGTAGGAGCAGATGACTTCGCACCTAAGTAGCGATCATCAAAGTTATCGTATGATGTTGCGGCAGACGTTGCTGAGTCTTCAGCCTTTGCCGCGTAGTGTAACGCAGAAAAGCCTGTTGTTGTACCGTCGGATAGAGTGAACTGAGAATCTTCTGGATTGATTGCCAGTTTCTCAGCATCATCTGCATCGTCAGAGGCGGCAGAAGCACTAGCAGAAGCGGCAGTCGCACTACCTAAGATACCGTCTACGTAGGTCTTTGTAGTGAGGTCAGCGGCATTCGTGGGGGTGTACGTTGTCGTAATCTTGTTCGCACCCATGTCGAGAGTGCCAGTAAGCGTACCGCCAGTTAAAGCAAGACGTGTATCCCGCTGTGTATCTACGTATGTCTTTGTTGCCGCATCCTGTGCAAGAGTCGGATCACCCAGACCTGTAATCTTATTGGTGCCCATCGCGATAGCACCAGTCATGGTGCCACCCGCTAGTGGAAGCTTAGTCGCGATAGATGTAGTAATGGTTGTCGAAAAGTTAGGATCATCGCCTAACGCCGCCGCCAACTCGTTCAGTGTGTCGAGAGTTCCCGGTGCAGAGTCTACAAGGTTAGACACCTGTGTATCGACGTAATTCTTTGTCGCCGCATCTTGAGCATTTGTAGGATCAGTCAATCCTGTGATGGTTGCCGCAGAGGAGACATCCATGTCGAGACCACCGTTGATAGTCACGTTGTTGAATGTCGAGGTTCCACTGTCTGCTGTGACGTTACCCGTGAGATCGCCAGTAACATCCCCAGTTACATCCCCCGTAACGTCACCAGTTACATCACCGGTTACATCCCCAGTCAAGTCGCCTGTGATACCGCCAGAAGCAGACAAGGTTGTGAAGGCACCACTAGATGCCGTTGTACTACCGACTGTAGTACCGTCAATCGCACCACCATTGATATCCACAGTTGCGTGGGTGGATGTACCTGTTGTGGTGAGGTTGGTGAACGTACCGACTGCGGCTGTAGTACCACCAATAGTGGTACCATCAATTGTACCAGAGTCGATGTCTACCTTTGAAATGTCAACTTCGCCCGTGCCATTCGGCGTGATGGCAATGTTGCCGTTAGTGTTAGTAGACGAAATTGTGTTACCGTCAATGGCGATATTGTCAATGTCTACATCAGCAAAGGTAGATGTTCCAGAACTTGTAACATCGCCTATTACACTCCCTGTCAATGTTCCCTGAAAACCTCCAGTAGCAATCATCGCTCCAGTTGAGTTAACAGATGTCGCATTGACTGTAGTGAAATCACCTACAGCGGCAGTAGTTGCACCGATTGTAGTGCCATCAATGTTACCACCATTAATGTCTACTGTGGCATGTGTTGATGTACCGGTAGATGTTAAGTCAGTAAATGTACCAGCGGCGGCTGTGGTGCCACCAATAACAGTACCATCGATGTTGCCACCAGTGATTGTGACAGCCGCTGAGACAAGCGCATCAATGTTTGCAGTACCATCTATATATAAATCTTTGAACTCCGCTCCTGAAGCTCCCAGATCAATGTCATCGTCTGTTACAGGAACAATCGCACCATCTTGAATACGAATCTGCTCAACTGCGGCACTCGATACATTCGTGAAGATACCGACACGATTGTTAGACGCATCTACGACAACTTTTGTGTAGTTGTCTGTGTCTGAAATAACTGGAATGTACGCGCCCTCAGCGGCGGTACCATCGTGTTTGTGGCCTGTCGCTTGAACGAATGCGTCGCGAAGTGCGTTGTACTCGGCATTGATCGGTGCCGATTTGACGGTCTCGTTAGGGATAATATCCGCTACGGATTGTCGGGTGTACCCTGCCATTATCTTCTATCTCCCAATCCAAAGAGGATTGATAATCCTTGAATGTTGTGACTC